GAATTGCGCCGGGTGTGTCCTGGACATTCCAGGGGACGTCAGCAAGAAGAGTAAACTTGGATTTCAGAAAATCCATCGACATCTCATCCCGAGCACAGCTGACGTCGTGTGGGAGCAGACGGGCAGGAGTTGCACTTTTAATGCCGAGGTTTTCAGAATTGTGCAGGTTATCTGTTCCATTGCTGAGCATTGGATGGGATATCCGAACGAAGCGTTGGTAGTCAAGACCAATGTTTGGCTTGTCATAACCGGCGTCAACCTCGGTGCTCATCTCTTGAGTGAACGCGTCGGAACCCGTCTTCAAGTCGACCGTTGAGTCAACGACGCGACCGATGTTAACAACACGCGAACTAGTCTGGCCCGCCTGCTCGTAGCTGTATCCGAACTTGTCGAGAAAGTCTTCATGAAAGGTAGGTTTAACGCCCTGCCTGTACTCAATTTCTTGAAGCATCGCGACGTAGTCGGGAAGATCAAAGCCGGCACGCAGCCGACGAGATTCGTGCGACAGAAGGCCCCGCATGTCTTCGTACTCGCGAGGACCTCGGAACCACATCAAGGGCAAAGCGTTCGCAAGATTCTCGCGCAGACACTCCAGATCACCTTTCTTCGAACGAATCCAAAGCAAGGGTTTGAGGAAGGTTTCACGTTCTGGAAAAGGGCGAAGTTTCCAAGGAGTTCCGCTGTAAACGTGGGTCGTGCACTTCAGGAAAGACAAATCTTCGATGGGTCTGAAAGTGCCAGCGAGCTCCTTTTTATCCGCGGAAGTTAGAGTAATTCCATATTCCGAAAGGACCTCAGCGACCGCACGATCTGTGTAAAAAGGTTGAACCATCTGGTTCACGGCATTGATGTTATCATCGCCCATGCGCTTAGAACGAACAAAGGCGTCATACCGGAACTTCAACGCCTTCGGGGCAAGACAAACGTAGGCGAAACGAAAAAGGATCTCGTTATAGATGGAATTCATGCACATAGTGAGCACGGACCCACTAGCGGTGCCGCCTTGCTTC